TGTCGAATTAGCGTATATCCTAACGTATATAAATATATCGCGCAAGGGGTTGACTCGAAATAGGTTTGCGTATATCGTTACTACATCGGACACAACAACGGATAAAGCGAAATGAGTTACTTATCAACTATGGACTATTTGAGAAAAGTGGCGGCAATGCCCTTCATGCCTTCTAACTACAACAAGAACGTGGGTATTCATGTGACCGACGCAGACTATGCACCACTTCCCCATGTTGCCATGCGCACACGAAAATCACCCGTAGGCGAGTACGTCACACACTCAGAGCTTGAGTTGTTATTCGACTATGACTATCAGCCTTTTGAAGCTGCGGATCAGGAATACCCCGGTTGTGACGAGGCGGTAACGATCACTGGCATCTACTTTCGGGAGATTGATTTGATGAGTGAATACACGGGACTTGAAATACAACTCTTTGAAGAAGAGATACTGGAGCAGCACTCATGAAGCCTATTTGTATGCGTCTTGAGATAGAGGAGATGAGCGCATGAAGCCGGTTGATTTTGAAGGTAGAAACGCTCTGATTGCGGAGCACCAAGATGAATACATTACCCTGCCAGCGCAGTACAAAAATGATGATAGCGGCACAGTTATATTTTGCTGGGAACTTAGTTGGAGGGAGAGATTTAAGGCGCTATTCACTGGTGTCGTATGGCAAGCAGTATTGACATTCGGAGGCCCGCTGCAACCACAAATGCTGGCTACTGAAAAACTGGAGGACGAGTCATGAACACCACACCCGATGTGTCAATAACAGTGACCGATCCTCCTTCAGAGCGCAGGCGTGAAACACAAAAAAAGTATCGCGCTAAAAAAAGGGCTGAAATATTGATTGGGGCCAAAGAATACCGCGATAGAAACAAAGGGAAAATTGCAAAATACAACAAGAAATACGCCATTGAAAACGCAGAGGAGATAAAAGAATACAACAAGGTATACCGCGCTGAGAACAGAGAAAAGATAAAAGAATACGAGGAGAAATACCGCGCTGAGAACAGAGAAAAGATAAAAGAATGCCGCATTAAACGCAGAGGAGAGAACAGTGAATACAACAAGGTATACCGCGCTGAGAACAAGCAGAAGATAACTGAACATGCAAAGGTATACCGCGCTGAGAACAAAAAGAAGTCCAATGAATATAGCAGGGAAAGATCATTAAGCATGACTGCCAGCTACATTATAAGGTTATTACGTCGAGGTACGAAGATAAACCATGTACCAGTAGAGCTAATAGCAGCCAAGCGAGAGCAAGTGAGATTAATCCGATTACTCAAAGAGGTTACACAATGAACAACTTAAACGAGCTAAGAGAAGAATTGTCCGATGTATTCGCAAGCCTAAAAGCTGGTGATCTATCTGCAAAGGACGCGAAAGAACTGAACAACGCAGCGGGGAAGATGATCAACTCGGCCAAGCTTGAGCTTGAGTATTACTCACTGACAAAGCAGACGCCTAATATACCGTTTATAAGCGGTAAGAAGTCCAAATAGGCGGAGAAAGAGTCATGAACACCACACCCGATGAGCTTAAAGACCAAGCAATGAACCGCAGGCACGAAGGCCAGCGCAATGACCCTCTGACAACCGCAGGCGATCTAGTGAAGTGGCTCGGTATAGCAGTCCTTGCAGTGCTGATACCTCTTGTATTCGCTCTAGGCATGGGTGAGTTGATTGATGGCGTGATGATATTTACGGGGAGAGCTTAGATGAAATGTTATGTAGAAATTGCAGTAGAGGTTGATTATGAAACAACACCATACCAGCCACAGAGACATGATTGCCCTGCGTGTGATGCTGAGATGGAAATCACAGAGGTAAGGCTAGGGTGGATTGATATTTTCGACATGATGACGCCGAGCCACATTGAACAAATTGAATCCCAAGTATGGGAAAAACTTACCGAAGAACCGGGAGAGCGATAATGCGAGATGTTGCGAAAGTAGAAACAGTTAAGCCTGAGACAGTTGTTACCACTGGTCCTACGGACCTTATACGGATTGCTGTTGAGCAAAATATGGACGTGGAGAAACTCTCCAAACTTATGGATCTTCAAGAGCGATGGGAGGCTACCGAAGCGCGCAAACAGTACTTCGACGCCTTTGCTACATTCCAGGCTTTGGTCCCAGTCATCAAAAAGAAAACTGAGGGCCATAATTACAAGTACGCCACTTTGGGAGACATTGCCCAGAATATTAAGCCTGTGATTGAGCAGTGCCAGCTTTCATACAGGTTTGATATTCAGGACACAGGCGAGCTAATAAGTGTTACCTGCATAGTCAGTCACAGGGCTGGGCATCAAGAGAAAACCACAATGACCGCGCAGCCCGACGATACCGGAAGTAAAAACACAATTCAGGCGCGAGGGTCTGCTGTGTCTTACTTGCAGCGATACTCGCTTGTAGGCGCTCTAGGGTTAACCACGGCAGACGAGGACATAGATGCTCGCATATCTTCAGAGTTCATAAGCACGGGGCAGGCCGCAGGCATTAAGGCTCGACTTGAGTTTACAAACAGCAATGTTGAAAAGTTTTGCTACGCGCTTTCAATCCCAAATGTTGACGCTATGCCCGCCATTAAATATGCAAAGGCGGACAAAATGTTAACCCAAAAAGAAACGAAAATAGTACTGGAGAGTTCCGATGAAAATTCTTGATTTTGAACAAGGTACTTCCGAGTGGCTACAGGCAAGGCTTGGAATCCCAACTGCGTCAAACTTCGGAAAACTTATAACAAGTACGGGTAAGAAATCTACCCAAATAGACGGTTTTCTAAATACCTTGGTAGCAGAAACCCTAATGGGAAAGCCTGCTGATTTCTTTACGAATGACCATATGCAGCGCGGTACTGAACTGGAGCCAGAAGCTCGCGCTTGGTACGAATTCCAGACGGACCATAACGTAAAAGAAGTTGGGTTTGTTCTACGCGATGATGGCCAAGTTGGCTGTTCACCAGACGGCCTAACAGATATCAGTGGTGTCGAGTTTAAATGCCCCAAAGCAGAAACTCACGTTGGCTACCTACGTAAAGGAGTAATTCCTGCCACCTACGTACCACAGGTGCAGGGGTGCATGTGGCTGTGCGAAAGGGAGACTTGGGACTTTGCAAGCTATCACCCTGATATGCCAAAGCTGCTAGTCACAGTACAAAGGGATTCTCGATTCATCGCTACGCTAGAGTCTCTGGTAAATGAAATAAACGACAAGAAAGCAGAAATTCTAAACACACTAGGAGCAATGCAATGAGCGCACAAGATGCACAGAAGATAGAACACTCATCCAATAACATCGTTGAATTTAATGAATTCGAGTCGAATCTGGCAGAGTACAAAGCCAAGTATGAGGGCGTGGTCTACGATTTAACAAACCCCGACCAGGACAAGCAGGCGCGATCTGACAGGCTCTCTATTGGAAAAACAATATCTAGGCTGGACAGCGTACACAAGGCAGTAAAGATGCCACTCAAGGATCAAGTGGACCTTTTAGATGGAGAGCGCAAACGGATTAAAGACGGGCTTCTTGAGGTTCAAGACAGCATAAAAAGCCAAATAGCTGAACATGAAGCGATGCTGGAAGCCAAAGAGCAGGACCTTATGGGCAGAGTTGAGGCGATTAAATCACTGGCTTTGTTTGTCGATTACACCCCTGGTTCATCGTACATCAAAGAGCGTATAGATCAGCTTGAAAATGTAAGCATCGATGATTCCTTTGAGCATTACGAAGCTGAAGCGACCTTCGCAAAAGTGAAAAGCCTGGAATCTCTAAACGAATTTTTGGCGCAAGTAATGGCTCAGGAATCAGAGCAAGCAGAACTCGAAAAACTCAGACAGGAAAAAGCCAATCGAGAACAGAAAGATCGTGAAGACACGATAGCAGCCGAAGCAAAAGCCAGCGCCGAAAATGCAGCCGCCGCTCAGATTGCAAAAGAGCGCCAAGCAAAAGCGATTGCAGAGCAGGCTGTTATCCAAGCCGAGCAGAACGCCATAGAAGCAAAAAAGAGGGCCGAGCAGGAGGCTTTAGATGTAGCCCAGCGCGCAGAAGATGCAAAGCGCGAGGCTGTACGCGCGGCAGAGCAGAAGGCAAAAGCCGAGGCGGAGCGCGTTATTGCAGCCGCTGCCCAACAATTAGAAGAAGAGCAAGCCGCTACCGCAAAACGAGAAGCCAATAAAAAGCACCGCGCAAAGATCAATAACGCCGCTGTAGCTGCACTGGTAAAACTTGCAGGGCTTCCGGTAGACCAGGCAAAGGCCGTCGTGAGCGCAATAGCGAAAAACTCAGTACCTGCAATACAAATCAACTACTAAGGAATAATAATGAAAATCGGAATATCAGTAAAAATCGACGTTACAAAGATACTCAAAGAGCGTCTATTCAAAGGCGAGAAAGGCACGTACCTCGATCTAACAACATTCATCGATACAGATGTTGTTGACCAGTACGAGAACCACGGCTTTATTAGCCAGAGCGTTTCTAAAGAGGAGCGCGAGCAAAAGGTGCAGACTCCGATACTGGGCAACTGCCGTGTGTTCTATAAAGGTGAATCAGACGCTCAGACAGCGCAGGGCTATGACAAGGGTATGGAGCAAGCCAAGGCTGCACTGGCCCCTGACTTCGACAATTCCGATATTCCTTTTTGATATGACATACCAAATCGTGTACATACCTAAAGTCTCAGACTTCGATCACTTGTCGGGCTACAACCCCTGCACTGGTGGTATTGTCGTGTCGCCTTGCATACCTGTAACGCCGTACTTCCCACCTACTGATAACTCTAGCTCTGTACCTGTACCCGGTACGCTGTTGTTGCTGCTGGTGGGTTTAGTCTTAATGAAATGGAGTAGATAACAATCATCGTTGCTGTAGCTCAGTGGTAGAGCGGCTGTGTGAATCTCAGCAGGTTTAGGCCGATGAAGGACGCGGGTTCGATCCCCGCCAGCAACGTCCACAACACCATAGGAGTAAGAGAAAATGATCGCATATCACGGAAAGCAAGAAGTAAAAGATATCTACGTTAACCGAATGCAGGCTCATATGGACGCAGACGAGCTGATACGCGGCACTGGTTTTGAG